TGAAGTTGCATCAAGCTTAGCACGCAATGCAGCTGAATAGGCAGAGAAAGGACGTTCAGTACCGGCAGCATCCAACGGGTTAGGATAAAGATATTTTGAACGCTCAGACATTGTGGCCCACAAAGCACCGGTAGTACGCAAAGCAATTGCTTCGGTTACTGTTAATCCGGTAGGAGCTTCAAGATATGCATAACCTTTGAACTTTTCGGCTACTGTTTCCAATGCTGTTTTCACACCACCTACGCTTGAAAAACGAGGAGCGATAAAAATCTTTGCATTAAAACCAAATTTTGTCACCGCAGCATCAAAACATTTCAATCCACTTCTTGCGCCTGTATCAGGGTCAACAGCTCCTACAAAATCGGCAGCTTCTGGAGTAGGTGTTCCGGTACCGATTGAAACAACCAGTACTGTACAACCCGTTTTTCTCGTAATAGCACGAATGATGGTCAATGCTTCAGGTATTGTGCCGGTAGTTCCAAATTGTACGTCATCCTTTTCGGTAGCGCACAAAATCAACTTATCGGTATCACCGGTAGCAGCTGTACCAATCAATCCAATAACGCCTGTCTTTATCGTATTCACCAACGATAAAACTGGTGAGGTAATTGTTTCAACCCCGTGTAAAAAAGTATCACTCATTTTTTATAAGTTTATTTTTTTTATTTTTTACTGATAACTGTTTACTGATAACTTCCAACTGGATAAATCCTTTCTTGACAAGATTTGATACATAATCGCATTTCGGTAAAGTTACCGTATCGCCTTTGTCCGAAATGTAATCTTTACCTTCGTATGTAAAAGCAATAATTCCAAAAACGTTTACGTATTTCATTTGTCTACTAGGTCAATTTGTACAAACTTCGGATAAGTGGGTTCGGGTAAATTTTCGACAACTCGCGTAGTGGTAGAAAATACAACTACATAATTCCAATCGTTCTGAGTTGTAGTATCAAGATAACCGTTTTTTACAAGTTGTAATTGTGTATATCCTTTTCCGATCTTATACCCAAGCAATTTAGATTTAATATCTCTCATAATAGAGAAAATACCCTTTTCACCACGTCTGGAATTAGTCCTTATCTGTACCTCTATGTTTATCGTTTCTTTTTGATTTACGACATTTAGATTGTCCGGGTTGTCAAAATCGGAATTAGTACAAATAACACATACATTAGCTTTTGAAAAATTACGCTGATTTTCCGACTCATTATCCGGTAATGGCTGTGCTGTGTAAACGGTATTGAGTTTCACAGCTTCTTCATCAACCGGACAAAGAATTGTACAAATAATATTTTCTATTTCTTCGTAATTAATCGGCATCGTCTAGTTCCCCGTAAGCAATATAAGTTTGTCCATCGTTCTTGCGCCTAACTTCTCTTATCACAAGATTATCACCTTTTACCGCTACTCTTTGAACTGCACCGCTATCTACCAATGTTTTTAAAGTTGGAAATTGTCCGGTAGTATATTCAAAGAAATAATTGTATGGCCGATACTCGTATCTGTCACCGCTACCAATAGAAATAGGTTGATCGGGTGAATTGTACAGCACATTTTCAGTAAGTGCAATTTCTGAGTCTGATGGCGTCCAAACGGCTGCATCACCAAACACGGTTTCCGCAGCAGTAAATACAACCTTTTGGATGCTATCAAAAATACTCATCTTATGCAGTAGCTATAATTCCGGCAGCACGTAAACTAACCAACAATGCATTCACCGTAGTGATAGCATCTGAAGCAGCAGTTCCACCAACATTAGCAACCGCAGCACCTGTACCAGGTCCGCAATCACCACAAAGCAAAAGTTTACCTGTAGCATCACCACTAGCAGCAGCTTCGTAAGCAAACCCAACAAACTTATTACCGGATGCTGTTGCTGTAATAGTACCTGTACTGGTTACATACAAAGCTTGTCCAATAGTAATAGCACCTGTTTCTTTCGCAATTTCAAAAACTCCTTCCACCATAGCCGTGTAAACTTCGGTTTCAGCAGCACTTGTAATAGCTACGGCTCTGATATTACCAATGAATACAATACTACCGGAAGTTACACCACCCGAACCGGCTACTGCCTGAATTCGTTCTCCTGGGCAAATATAATTTGTCATGTTTTGTATTTTTATGTGAGTAGGCTTTCACATACTCACTAATTATTATTCTGTAAATTCTAAAATTCTGTGAATTCTGATTCCGACAGTTACTCGCCTGGGTTTTTGTACCAACCGCGATAATCAATTGCCTGTACTCCAAATTCACCGCGTACTGCCAATTTCACACTATCAGTGCTGAAATCATCTTCACGGTTCGAACGCAAACCACCATTGCCATCTAAGTATGCATGATACAAACTTTCTGTTGCATTTGGATCGGCACATAAATACCATGCTTTACCTGATAAACGAGGCTCAACGATAAGCGTTAATCCTAAGGTTGCATAAATATTAACGTCTGTTGCAGCAGTAGCAATTACAGCAGTCAATAATTGCAATGCTTCAATTTCGTAATCAGGAGAAACAATAAGATAACGAGGCATTACGCGAATTTTGGTAACTCCGTCAATATCCTTTTGGTTTTTGATCGCTACCAAAGCAGGTTTCAATGTAGTTCCCGAAATAATACCTTTGGTTGTTGCTTCCAGGTTCTTATGATCGGCATGGAATAACTCTTTCCCATCACCCATTTTTATGTTTCCTGTTATCATTCCCCAAACCAAATCACCGCGCAATAAATTCCAGTCGCGAATAAACTTTTGTGGTATCAATTGGAATGCTCCCAAATCATCATTAATGATCATTTGGCGAGTGAACAACAAACCTTCACCGTAGCTTTTTACTTTGATAGTTTGTTTTGCTTCAACCAACGCTCCATATTTAAGTTCACTACCTTCTGGAAGTTCACTCATTTTGTTTTTACCACCAATTTGATACAATGATTTTGCACGAAAATCACTAACAGATGTTTCACGAGAAATAAGATTCCAAAATTCAGGAGATTGAACATATTCTCCACGCAATGCTTTGTTGGCTACATTTTCGAGCAACAGCGGAAAGTCAGATGTTGACATGGAACGATCACCGGCAATCATCAATTTGGCAATTTGCGTTTTATCTTTACCTCGCACATTTACACCTGCTTCTGTAAGAATTTCTTTGCCCATTTCAATAAGACTCATACCACGATAGTCAACACCAAATGCAGCTTCTTTCGCAAATACTTTTGGGTCAATTCTTCCAAGCAATACACCTTCAACGGCACGTACTTTCTTGTCAATAGGCTCTTCACCCAAATGCGGTGCAGGTTTAGGATTTCCGCGTACAAATTCTTCGAGCACAGTTTGTCTGATATCTTCAAGTGGTTTATCGCTATTGAAGAACTCAATAGCTCTTGAATCTTCAATTCCTGCCGGACGGGTACTCTTCAGAATAGAGTCTAAGCGAATCTTACGATCACCTACGGTTTGACTTCTGATTTCTTCTACATTCACTGGAGTGTCAATCACTTTTACCGGATTTTCTGACCGGATAGCATCCAGTGTTTTCTCCGATCCAAATAGCTCCATAGCACGTACATCGTCTAGCTGAGCCGAACGGCAGATGCTCACAATACCTTCAATACGGCTTTTTTCTTCAGCAGTACCACCGGCCCTGATTTCTTCAATGGTTTTGAACATGTTTTTTTCGTTTTTTAAATTATTTTCAATGAAAAAAGTATTTTTTTGATCGTTACTACGCATGGTAGAATTAATATCAGCGGGAATAGGAGCAATAGCCACATGGTTTGGCTCCCAGTCTGTCATTTTATAGGTTACTGTATTAGTAACTGTATCTTCTTCGCGAATTCCTTTGTAAATGCAGTAACCTACCGAAAACATGTCAAGTATTCCGCTTTCTAAATCTGCACGTGTAGCATCGCTACATTGTGCGCCAAGCGTTACCGTACCAATCATGGTTTTATTCTCAAATCTTACATTTGAAATTTTACCCATTACGTTTTCGGGCTTAACTACTGGGTTATATAAGTCAGGGTGACTATCCAATAATGAAATTCCTGCGTCAATTCTTCCCATACGGACATTTTTCTTTTCGCAAAGCAAAACTTCCTGATAATTTTCATCCCAATTGCGACGAAGTACAGGAGTTTCAGTAGCAAAAGTTATATCAAATGTGCCCGCTTCAGTATTAAAGCTATTTTTCACAACTTCAGCACGTGAAAATTGTAATCCTACTTGTAATTCTTTTGTTTTTGGCATATTATATTCTGTAAATTATAAAATTCTGTAAATCCTGATTCAGACAGTTTTTTAGTTTTGAACCGACTCCACCGGAGCCAATACTACACTTGTAAAATTTATTCCTGCTTCAGCCATTTTTAAACGCTCCTGTTTCACTTCTTCCATTAGCTCTTCAGGATCACGTCCACGCTCACGGGCAACTTCGCTCCAGGTAGTTAGTCCGGCTGAAATTTGTGCTATGATAGCATTTGTTTCTTTTACCGGGTCAAGCATTTGTGTGGGTGGTGCCGTCCAATCACTTGCATCGCAATCGATAAATACACCCATTGCACCTACCATCATCAACGAATCCATAAACCACCGCCATATAGGTACGCAAACTTGTGGAACCATCATATTGTATTGAAGCTTTCTAAAACGTCCGCTAACGTCAATTTTAGCCATACGCCCACTGGTGAAGTTTACATTGCTGTAATCCATTGTCAGCATCTCGTATGTAATTTCGTAACCGGCTGCAATTCCTTGCAGTATTTTTTTTGAATATTCCGAATATCCATCCGCAGCAGGAGGATTTCCGAAATTTACTTGTTCACCTTCCGGTAAATATTGAATTAAGCCTGGTTCAATTCGTTCAGTTAGCTCTGTATCTTCATTCGCTTTAAATTCATGCCCTGTAACAAACATGGCAAATGCAGAAGCAATTTTTTGACGCATAAGCTGGGCATCTTCGTAATCGTTGAAATCGCTCATCTTCATAAAGGCAGCTACCCCGCTTGGTACACCTCTTACTTGTCCTGCTCTTAGTACTTCGAAAGGTTGAAGAACATCGTCAATAGAAATTAATTCCGATTGAATACCTGTCCAGTTCGTTGCCATATCATTTGGGTTCGAAGTCCAAACCCAGTAGCCTGTTTTCAAACCTTCTTTGTTGAACTGCACACCTAACCGGCAATAACCTTCTTCGTTTACAAAATTTCGTTGGTGGTCGAGTTGGTCGCCTTCCAAGACTTGTATTTTTATTGGTATTGGGTTAAACCTGGTAGGCTTAACCCGCCTGCGGATAATTAAGCAATCACCACCCTCTGAGATTTCGGACATGATCAATTGTTGCAATCCGTAGAAAGTATTATTTCCATCCCAGTCGCATTCGGTACTCTCTGCCCAATGCTTCCAAAATTGTTTTATCTTTTTTATCTGTGGACGGGTACCGGTGGTTGGTGCCGGGCGAATACCTTCTCCCACTGTATTCGTTACTATCACTCCTAAGGCTCGCTTAGCCCAACCATTGTTCCGTACAAAACTTCTACTTCTATTCCGCAACGTTGTAAGTGCTACGCCTATTTCAGCATTAGGACCGTTGGAAGTAGCACCTTTCATGCTCTTGTTTCTACGGCCATACTGTGCAGCTTCGTAACTTCTACGTGCATTAGCGCGCTTCAACCCCGCTTTTGGATTTATGTACGCTATTGTTCGGTCGAGTATGTTCACTATTTTTTTAGAATCCCCTGTCATACTCGCAAGTCTTTCGACGTATTATTTTAGAATTTGATCCTAACTCAGACTCCATATCTTGCTTAATTCGCTTCATTTCCGTAAGAGAGCGATAAGTAATTTTCTTATCTCCATATTCCACGGTAGTAGCACCGAGCGCAATTGCTTCGGTTATCTTATCAAGTTGTGATTGTGTATAGGCCATGAGTTTTAGTAAATCAATTTGAATTGAAATCGTCAGTTGCAAAAATAAACTTCTTAATCTTCAACGTTTAAAATTATATACGTCAAACCCGTTTCAATTTCACACAAAAAAAGCCTTGCAGAGATTGCAAGGCTTTTTGGATAAATTTTAATCGTGAAATATTATTCTAAAATAAATCGGAAGTGCGTAACATCTTCTTGTGGTATTTTTTCTCCTAATTTTGAATAAATGAAATCGAAAAACTGATCATCATTAGCATTTATGTAATAGCCTATAACTGGATGTTCATATCCTTTCACTTTTATTTCTAAGTATTCTGAATATAAAATTCCTTCCGCTTCAATTGTACATTCAGGTTCTTTTTCGTCAACTGGAATCCAACGAAGTTTTTCTTCGTATTGCTTAATAGTTTCTGAAAGAAGTTCGTCATAAAGTTCAAGTTGAAATTTAGTTCTGTGTGTTACTTGCATTGCCAAATTCCACGCATTTCCAAGAACTCCATTTTTGAACCCATGTTTTTCTGCAACAATATTTTTTAATTCTTCGGTAGCTTTCATAAATATGATAGTTTTTTATTTGACGAAAATTTGATAATGGGACGAAAATTATGCTGTTTGCTTTTGTTTAGTGAGTTCTTTTATCTTCCTGATATTTTTATTCATCAGTTGGATAATCCGATCGTGATGTTTGGAACTTTGATTGTACTTTCCACGGCATTGAAGTATTTTGAAATTCTTAAGGCAAATCTCAATTGTTTCAACCGGTTCGTTTTCAATACTTGCACTCAATACCAATGAATCAGGCTTACTGAAATAATTATTGGTAAATACACAATGGTGAAGCTTGTCGCCCTCTTCCACATACTCCTGAACACTTTCAAGTACTTTGATTAATATAAATCCATCGGAGAAGCTAAGACCTATAAATTTTTCTTTGAGTGTTTTGAATGCCGCTTCATTTTCAATTGCCCGGGCTTTTCTTCGCTCTTCATCTTGTTTTTTCTGAATGGCTCGTTTCTTTTCCATTAGCTTATCATGTACTTTCTTCAAATCCTTTGGGCAAACATAATGGGCATTTCGTAAATCTTTGTGGAAGTAGTTGAGTAAGTCAAGATAATCAAACCAAATATCTGCATCTTTCACAGTATATTTATTTCTCATACATATTTTTATTGATGGCCAATATACGTTAAATTTTCCTTTCTTATCAATACGAAAAGAGAATAAAGAGTACTGTTTGGCTTTTAACAGTGTTTCAGCATAAGAATCGTTAGGAACTGTTTTTATTGCTTCCAGTACTGTTGCTCCTCGTAAATTATGATTGATTCCAATTTTCAAATATTCCGGCTTGTAAATAGATTCCGGATGAAATTTGAAAGGATATACATCGTATTTGTCAGATGCATAATAGTTTCTACCGTAATCTTTTCTTATTTCCATATTTCCATTCCATGAATCGCAGTAATAATTAACGGTGTGATTTCGGGCGACCACCTCATGTTTTTTATCGTTCAAAATCCAATGCTGAAGTATTTCACTAATGTAATATTTCACCTGATTATCTGCTTTGTGATATGAGTACACTTCAAAGTTTCGTATAACCTGAAAATCATTGACAATTTCAGCAGAAGCTATAAATAAATGTTGCTTTAATGTTCGTTCACGGGTTTGAATAATATTCAGTTTTGTACTACAATGAGGACAAACAGCTCGTTTCCGACTTACTAATTCAGTAGAAAATTTTTTTCCGCATTCAAGACATATAACTCGGTTCTTTGTTGCGTAACCTTTATGATCCAAACATTTAATCTTTGCCCATGAAAGCATTTTACTTTCAATATCTGTTAGGTGTTGACTCAGGTCAATTACGGCAAATTGCAGTTTTGTTTTTGGCTTCATAACTTACTCATCGAATAGTGAGAATGATTGTTCTAGTTTCTTTGGTTTCTTTGTTTCAACTGGCTTATTTTGCATTCTTTCCATTTCTTTGGCAATGACAGTTTCGATAGCCTTTTCTTTGGCTTGTTTGAGTTCGTCAGTTGATAGTTCTACCGTATGGTTGACAACTACCTTTGCATTCACTGGCTTACCAACTTCGATATTTTCCTCATCATAGTAGTGAATGGCCATTCCAAATATTTCAAAATCAGAGAATCCATTACAACCGCTTTTTTGAACCTGATTAAGAATATAGGTACAGCAGTCATCAATGTTCTTTTTATCATTCGAATATGTTACAGCAAAAAGACTATCTGTTTCAGCCTTATTATCTAAATAAGACTTTATTGTTTCCTTGAAAGAGTCTGTTGATTTCATTCTTTAAATTTTATTAGAGTTATGTAAATTGAAAAGTTCTATTATTTCCAGTCCCAAATTTCTGTGGTTTAATAACCGTTTTAAAAGGGAAGTCCACTTTATTTATTTTGTCCAAAGCCTCTTTTATCGGAGTGGCATTTGTAAAGAACTTTCGTTCCTCATTTTCATATCGAATTCGTACTACATATCTACCATCTCCATACTTTGTTTTTACGTCAGTGGCAAAATCCAATACTTCAATTTCGCAATTCGTCACATCTGTAATTGATATTTGTTGCACCTGGAATATATTTTTATCTTCATTAAGCTTTATCCCCAGATCAGAGAAATTTTTCATCCTTTAGTATGGTTTTTAGTAAGTGTTTAGAGTCGCAATGTTTTGCCCATCCCATGTGCGATGCAATTGCCATTCTATACGCTTTCGGTTCTAAGTCTTTTTTATTTAGTTTTGCTACCTTTCGGCAAAACCGTACTTTAATTGTTTTCCGCATTAATGTATGCGTATGGTAGAACTTATATCCTACAAAGTCAATCCCGCGAGTTGCTATAGGGAATACCTGATAGTTGCCTTTTAGTTGTAGGTTTAATCTATCCGTCAGATAGTCGTTTATATCAACCAGTAATCCATGCAAATAGGGTTTATCCGGTGCGAGTATCACTATATCATCCGCGTATCGGTAGTAATACTTAATCCTCTTATCCTCCTTAATCCAATGGTCAAAATACGTCAGATATAAATTCGCCAGGAACTGAGAGAGATAATTTCCAATTGGAACTCCGGGAGCCGAATCAATAATTTCATCAAGTAGTTTCAAAAGTCGAACGTCCTTTATTTTCTTTCGAATAATTCCCTTCAGAATGGCGTGGTCAACGCTTGGGTAAAATTTCCTAATATCCATTTTCAAGCAATACTGTGTGTTTTCAATATCTTTTAAATCATGTTTGATGTGTTTTAAAACACCATTTATGCCACGGCCTTTAATACAGGCGTATGTATGTGAAATAAACGTTGACACCCATATTTCACCCACTACGTTCATAATGGCATGGTGAACGACTCGATCACGGAACGGTAATCGGTATACGTCTCGTTCCTTTGGGTCATAAATCTTGAAAACACTGTATTCCGAAGTGCGGTAGCATCCGCTTATTAATTCGGCTTGTATCGCCTCCATATTGCTTTCAAAATTCTTATCAAATAGCACCAATCCGTATGATTTAGCCTTTCCGTGTTTTGCCTTCATATATGCTTCGTACAAATTTTCAGTACTGCAAATTGTATCGTATAGGTTTGATATTCTTTTCATCGCTTTGCTTTTCTTATCAGAGCGTTCAGTTTCCCTACTAACACCTTTTGAGTTTGTTATTTTTTGGCAAGAGCCAGGGCCTATGTTTTTGTAATATTTTTAGCAATGCTGAGACCTGTTCCCCGCATTCGCATTCGAGTAGTTGTAATTCGTATTGTTGAAAACAAAACCACCTGAGGACAGCTCACAAAAACATACAGCCTTTTAATATTTACCCCTGTAAAAATTTAGCGTAGATTTCAGGGAATTTCCGACCTGCATCAGCTGCTGTTTTCTCTTTTAAGAAACAAAGCCGAGACCCGCTCCCCGCATTCGCAGGCGAGCAGTAGTAAGACGTAATGTAGAAAACAAAACCACCCGAGGACATACGAAACCAAGGAAGCCATTTTTCTTGATTACCATTTTCCCAATCTACTTGTTCACCTTCGTTATAAGCTTTTGCAAGAACGGTACCCATGTACTGAGCTTTGAAATATTCTCGCAACTCTTCCGGTGCATCTGAAAACTCAGGAACAGCAGGACTACCTGACAATTTAAGAGCATCTTCGAATGAATTAATTAATTCAGTAACATCTTGTTTTTTTTCTACATTTTCCATATGTTTGAGTTTTTATGCCGTTTGGCGATTTTAATTATTAATTTTCTGCTAAAATCTTGTAATATTCTACAAACTGTTTCGCTGCATATTCTGCATATTCCGGTTTTTCGAAACAAAGCCGAGACCCGAGCCCCGCAATCGCAGTCGAGTCGTAGTAATACGTATCGTAGAAAACAAAACCACCCGAGGACAGATTGTAATATGCATAGTATTTCTTTTGATTACCGTTGAAAATATCAGCAACCCAATCGCCATTGAATGCTTTTGTTATCTCTACCAATTTTCTACGTACAATTTCAAACTCGGTTAAACCGGCTGACAATAATAAATTTTC